ATGAGGCCGACGAGCAGGCCGACATGCCGCAGGAGCTGTACATCGCTTACACGGCCGACATGCTGGAAGACGTCCTGAGCGATACGACGCTGACCAGCGCCGATTTCATGGCCGTGAAGATGCTCCAGGAAGGCAACCTCGCCGGCAAATGGTGCGGCTTCAACTGGGTGCCGTATGAGCGCGTGCAACTGTCCGACAGCACCTATAGCACGGTTGCCTGGGCCAAGGACGCGATCCACTTCGGCACCGGCTTCGTGGAAGGCAAATCGCAGCGTCGCGGCGACAAGAAAGACACGATGCAGGTTTCCATGGCTGGTTCGGTCGGTGCCGTGCGCGTGTGGGAATACGGCGTCGTCGAGATCCAGTACCAATAACCTGCGGCACCGACCTGAAAGGAAACAATCATGGCTGAACAAGTATCCCGCCAAGCCGCGAAGGTGGCGGCCCGCACCAAGATGAGCCCGAACGAGGCCTACGGAAAGAAGCGCGCGATCGTGATCACGTCGCCAGCAACGGTTACCTGGGCGCAGGGCGACACGATCGCAAGCCCGGTACTGCTGCCGGTCGGCACGCGCTTCACCTGCAACAGCATGGTTTCGTGCGCCGACATGGGTACCTCGATCACGCTGGACGTTGGCATTCGCGATGCCGACGGCGTGGCGATCGATGCCGATGGCATTGCTGCTGCTGTCGACGTGGCATCCGCCGCGACCCGTGCCGCCCTGAACAATGGCGCGCTGATCAAGGATGGTGCCGAGTATGTGACGACCGTCCCGTGCTACGTCTACGCCACGCTGAACGGCGGTACGCCGACAGCCGATGCGCAGATTCGCATCGAGGTCGAAGTCGTCACTGCGGACTGACCTGCAACCGCTGTCTCCTCCACCCCGAAGGGGTTGATTCGCCGGGGCCTTGTGCCCCGGTTTTTTCTTTGGTGAACATATGGCGTCTTCCGTTTCCATCTGCTCCAACGCGCTGCAAATGCTGGGCGCCAAGCCGATCAACTCTTTTGACGATCGCACCGATCAGGCGCGGCTTGTCGCGAACCTGTATGCCAGCGTACGCGACGACGTGCTGCGGCTGCATCCGTGGAATTGCGCAACCAAGCGCGTGATCCTTGCCCCACTGGCGGCGGCGCCCGCGTTCGATTTCACTTACCAGTTCCAGCTTCCCGGCGATTGGTTGCGCACGCTTCAGGTCGGCTATAAGCGCTGCCCGCTGTCGTACCGGTCCGAAGGGCGCAAGGTGCTGGCCGACGTCTCCGCGCTGCCGCTGGTGTATTGCTGGCGCAATGAGGATGAATCGAGCTGGTCAACCAACCTCATTCACGTCATGGAATTGGCGATTGCGGCCAAGGTGGCATACGCAGTCACCAGTTCGGCCAGCGTGCGAGACAGCCAGCGCGATGAATACATGCGGGAGTTGAAGGTCGCCAAGGCCATCGACGGCCAGGACGATCCGCCGGAAGAGTTTGTCGAGGGTTCGTTCATCGAATCCCGGTTTTCGTGAGGTGATGGCATGCCGCGCGTAACCATCGATCAAACCAACTTCACATCCGGCGAGTTGTCGCCGACCTGCTATGGCCGCGTGGATGTCGCGCGTTACCAGAACGCAGCCGAGAATCTGGAAAACTGCATCGTTAATATCCACGGTGGTGCGGAGCGCCGGCCGGGGAAGCTGTTTATCGAGGAAACCAAGAATTCGTTGAAGCGCTCGCGCCTGGTGCCCTTCGTGTTCAGCACCACGCAAGCGTACATGCTGGAGTTCGGCGACTATTACATGCGAGTGTACCTGCAGGGCGCCGGCCAGGTGCTAAACGATTCAGGCGATCCCTATGAGATCAGCACGCCATACAGCGAAACCATGGTGTGGGAAATGGATTTCACGCAAGGTGCCGATACGATGTTCCTGTTTCATGGCGGGGTCATGATCAACACCCTGAAGCGCTTCGCCTCGGACAGCTGGGTAATCCGCATCGGCCCGTTCGATGTCCTGCCGTTCGATGTTGTCGGACACCGGTTCGGCTCAACGCTGACCTTGTCGGATTCGACAGTCGGCACCGACCGTACCGCGACAGCCAGTTCCTCGGTATTTCTTGCTGCCGATGTAGGTCGCCGGATCACGTATTTGGCTGGCGAAGCAACGATTACCGGCTACACCAGCGGCACGGCAGTAACCGTTGAAATCACCCAGGCATTTCCAGCGGTATCGATTGCCGCGAATGATTGGGTGCTGGAAGATTCGCCGCAAGTGGCGATGCTGGCATCAGACAAATCACCCGTGGGGAAAACTATCACTCTTTCTCTGCAGACCGAAGACGACACGCCGGCGGCGGTAGAGGGGTTCCGTGCCGAGGATGTCGGTAAATACGTGCGCATTAATGATGGGCTGGTAAAGATCACTGCTTACGGCTCGGCATCCAGTGTTTCGGGAACGATCGTCAAAGAACTTTCCTCCTCCATTGCCGTCGCGCCTCCGAACGCCTGGACGCTGGAGGCAGCTGTCTGGAATAGCAATAATGGCTATCCCCAGACCGGCACCTTGTATGAACAGCGGCTGGTCGTTGCCGCAACCAACGCGGATCCGCAAGGGATGTGGGGCAGCCAGTCCGGGCTGCCGTTCTCGTTCACGCTCGGCACCGATGACGACGATGCGTTTGCGTTTTCCCTGCCCACCACCGGCCAAATCAATCCAATCCAGCACCTGGTTGCCAGCTCGGCATTGCTGCTGCTGACATACGGCGACGAATACACGATGGAGGGTGGCGTCGAAAAGCCGCTGACGCCGACGAACGTTCGCGCAAAGCCGCGATCCGCCCGCGGCAGCAATACCGTCAAGCCGGTCCGCGTCGGGACCGAAACGCTATTCGTGCAGCGCGCTGGCCGCAAGGTTCGTGCGCTGTCCTACGATACCGATTCCGGCCAGTATGCGCTGCCGGATCTAACCGTCCTGTCGGAGCACATTACCGAATCCGGGATTGTTGACATGGCCTATCAGCAGGAACCGCGCTCGGTCGTCTGGTGTGTGCGTGCCGACGGCAAGATGGCAACGATGACCATCGACCGGGACGAAGGGGTGCTTGCCTGGACGCCGCAGTCGACCGATGGATTCTATGAATCAGTGGCCAGCATCCCGGGCGCCGACGGCGATGAGGTATGGGTTATCGTGCGCCGCGTCATCAATGGGGTTACGCGGCGCTATGTCGAACGGTTCGACGAAAAAGTGCTGGTGGATGCCGCGATTACCGGCACCAGCGAAGCCGGCGCCAGTGTCTGGGCTGGGCTGGATCATCTGGAAGGCAAGAGCGTCGCCGTCATCGCCGATGGTGCTTCGCTGGGGCTATTCCCGATCTCTGGCGGACAGATCACCCTGAACCGCGATGCATTCGACGTGCAGATCGGTTTGCCCTACACGAATACGGTCAAGTTGCTGCGCCCGGAAATTCAGTCCGGGGAAGGCAGCGCTCAGGGCAATGCGATGCGCGTGCATGAAGTGGCCCTGCTGTTCGATGGCACGATCGGCGGCAAGATCAATGGCGATGGGCTTACTACCCGGCAGTTCGGCACCGATTTGCTCGATTTGCCGCCACCGACCGCCACCGGCTTTGACCGGCTTGGCATTACTGGCTGGGCGCGCGGGGAATCGGATATCACGATTACGCAGGACGAACCACTGCCATTCCATCTCCTCGCAGTCATCCGCAAACTGACGGTGAACTCATGACTATCCGCGCCGCTACCCGCTCCGACCTGAATGCAATTCTTGATCTCGGCAAGCGCATGCATGCCGAATCCCCGCGTTTTTCCCAACTGTCGTTCGATGACGAAAAGGTGCGCGCACTCTTTGCTGTCGCGCTGTCAGATCCCCGATACCTGGTACTGGTCAGCGAGCAGGAAGACGGCGCCATTGCCGGCGGTTTTGTCGGATTCATGGCGCCGCATTGGTTCTCATCCGACGAAGTCGCCTCCGATCTGGCTGTTTTCGTGCGGCCGGACCGGCGAGGCGGCATCCTCGCTGCGCGCATGGTCAAGGCATTCATTTATTGGGCGCAAGACAGGGGCGCCAAACAGATAACGTTCGGTATCAGCACCGGCGTTCATATCGAGCAAACGGCCGCGCTCTATCGATCGCTCGGTCTCAAACAATTCGGTTACTGCTTCGAGGTGTAAATATGTGTGATCCGGTTACGTTGATGATTGCCGCCACTGCAGTTACTGCAGGTTCGTCCATCATGCAAGGCATGCAGGCCAAGGAAACAGCCGATGCCAACGCTGAATTGGCGCGTCGGCAAGGCGCCGCTGATCAGGATGCCGCTGTCGCGCAGGCGGAGAAGATCCGCAAGGCCGGCCAGCAGCAGGCCGGGCAGGCCAACGCAGCACTCGCGGCTTCTGGCGTCTCCATCGGCAGCGGGACGCCGGTGCTCATCGATGAGCAGATCTACCGGGATTCCGAAAGCGACGCGATGAATACGATCTTGACCGGTACGCGCCAGCAACGCAGCGCGAACGACCAGGCGGCGCTACTGGAATCACAAGGCCAGAACGCGCAGACGGCTGGGTTTCTGAATGCCGGGGCATCGGTGCTTGCCGGCGGTGCCAAGGTTGGGAAAGGATGGACGTCGGTATCATCCGGGCCGCAACTCGGCAGCGGCCTGCAGGCGCCGACCAGCGGATTCTGGGGGAAATCATAATGCGCATCCCACTTGGTAATTTCGGCAACGTCGTCGCGCAGCCGCAGCAGCAGGTACAGGCTCCGGTCGACAATCAGATCGCGAACGCGCTCGGCAGGGTAGGGCAGAACGGACAGCAGATCGCCAGCGACCTGATCGCGGCGAAGCAGCGCACGCAGGCGGCTTCGACGCTGGCCAGCCTCACCAATGCCTATCACGACATCCATGATCAGGTGGGGCGCGACGTGCTGGCCGGCACCATCAAGCCGGAAGATGCGCATGCGGAGTTCGAAAAGCGCACCGCCGACGCGCGCAAGGCTGCTTCCGAAGGCCTGACCGGCGACCAGTTGGCAGCGATGGAGCCGCATCTGATCACCACCAGCGGCGCGCTGGAACGCAGCTTGCAGGGCGTCGTCGTCAAGCGCACGCAGGAAGACGTCGGCGCCAACCTGATGAACATGGGCGAGGAGTTCCAGCGGTCGGCCATGCGCGATCTACCGGGCGCGGTGACGAAGTGGGATCAGGCGGTCGACGCGATGGGGCCGCAAGCCGGCTGGGATCCGACCAAGATTGTCCAGGTCAAGCAGACGTTCCGGGCCGGTGCAACCTACAACTTCGCTAATGCGACGCTCGAAGGTGCCGCGCAGACCGGCCAACTCGACCTGGTGCGCGCTGCCCGGCAGAAGATCGAAGGCCCGGAAGGCGAAGCGCTCGATCCGGCCAAGCGTA